AGTCTTGCCTGTCCCACGCGCCCACGTTTTAGGGTGCGCGTGGTAGCGGATGATCTTGGAGATATTGGAGGCGATGAAGTTCACCCTATCGTTCAGCGCAATCGCCGATTCGTCCACATCGGGCAAGCCGTAGCAGTCCATCGGGTTGGGGATGTTCTGCCAATGCACGATGGGCGCAAACGGGTACTGCCATTCTTGTGGATCGTTCATCAGCATCCAGGAGCCGTTGGGCGCGGTCACGTAATCCGTCACCGTCCAGGAAACCACGTCGCCGTCTGGCGCTAACACCCGCTCAATCTCCTGCTTGCGCGCTACCTCCGAGCCGTTCACGCCCATGATGGTAAAGCGCCCGATATACTTGATCACCTTCTCGATGTCCTCCTGCTCTGTCTCGATCGTCCAGTGCATCGGGTTGAGCGACACCAGGCGCGGCAGGAACGTTCCGGACTTATCGCGGCTTTCCAGCTTATCGGGCATGATCTTGAGATAGCACGTGCCAAACATGCCGCCGTTGCGGGCTAAGTTCTGCAATAGAATATCCTTGCGGTTAGCATCCCACACTGCATCGATGTACGCCTGGTTGGGCGCTTCATCTTCGCCGGGCAAGTCGAACTCGATCCCGGACCCCAGCATCAGGGACACAGAGCGGTCCACCACCAGCTTGATGAAGTTCAAGGCAATGTTGTCATTCGCCTGCCCCACTCTCACCTTGAACTGAGGGCGGTGGTAGCCAAAATAATAGTCAGCGTTAATCGCCATGGATGAAATGCGGTTGCGCTGTTTGGTGTCGGCATACTGCGCATCAATCCCCAGCCAATTTGTTACCCTATCTCTCATCAAATTACCAATATTTCCCCAGAACCCCATCGCTACACCTCCTCACCCGCACCAATAACGTTGTAATCGTAGAATGGATTTTCCTGCGTGGTGACAGTATCCATGTCCATATCGTCCTCGTAAGCGTAGCGCAAGCCATCTATGATATGGTTGCCCTTCTCAACCGGCTGCCGGATTGCGTTGCCGTCTTTGTCCTCTTTCCACTTGTACTGCTGGAACTCGTTGATGGTATTGATACACTTGCTGTCTATGACGATTGCCTGCTGCTGGAGCCATTGGATACCGAAGATTACCGAATCCTTGCCCTTCCTGGCGGGCAGCGCATTGACGCCGTAATTATTCAGCTCGCGGATGCTCTTCGGCTCTGCGCTGTCGCAGGTGACGTAATCCGCCTGGACCAGCTTCTTGACCTCCTCGGCTAACAGGTCATTGGTAAGCCCGCGCTCGTACAGCTCGTCGTAGATATAGATAGTCTTGCGCGCTTTGTCGTAATGCGTCACGGGTATGGCTGCCGGATCTGACGAGAAGCCGAAGTCAAGCCCATGGCGCTTTACGGTGAATTGGTCTGCCATGCTGGATAAGTCTGCAACGCGCCAGTTAGTGAAGATGACATTACCTAGCACGCCCCAGTTGCCCAGGGTATAGACGTTGAAGAAATACTTGTCGGTTTCGTTTTCCAGGTCGGCAATATCGCCAGCGGTAAGGAACCGATTATCTTTGTAGGTCGTCTTAAGAATGCTTATGGCATCGTTGCGATAATTGCTCTGCCCGTCCGCCCAACCAATCGGGCTAAAGTAATCCTTGAATATCCAATGGCTCATCAGGATAGGGTTGAAGCTCATCGTCAGGCGCTTAGGGATACTCTCATCACCGCCCCGCTGCCGCTTGAGTAGTTGCCGCAAATCGTTGGAGCTTATCTCTGTGGCTTCCTCTATCCAAATATCGGTGAGCGCACCTTTTGCGGGCGTGATGGACTTTAGCTTTTCGATGTCATCCAGCCCGGCGAATAATATTTGATACCCGTTCTGGCAGGTAATGGTAAGGTCTGTCTCGTTGATCTTGAACTCAGTTTGCAGGCTCCAAGCCTGGATCACCCTCTTGAACTCGGTAAACACAGAACGCTTTATCGTCCTGGCAACGGCGCGGCAAATAAGATAATTGCGCCCACCCCCGAGTACATCAAAGATGCCTCGTTGAGCCAAGAAAACACTTTTACCGCTGGATGAGCCGCCAAATACAATCTGGATGCGCGCGAAGTTGTCCAGGTGTGGGATGTAAACATCGTTAAACACCTTCTTGCTGATGGTCACGGGAACAGCGTCAATCGTCGTCGGTGAGCTTGACATCGTATGACCTTACGCTAACATTCAGGTTATCCTTGTATTTCCCTTCCACGCGCAGCACCTTATCGGCTGCCGCCTGCGCATCGTACAGCTCAATCTCAATCTCGTGTACCTCCCTATCCTCTTCCGATTCCTTCTTGGCAATAAAGGTGGTGGTTTTCTGCTTTA